ATGAACGGCTGGGGTATTCCAGACTGGACAGAAAAGGGTGCCTACGGAGAGACGGAAGGCTGGAGCAATTTCAAATGGCGATGGGAGTTCTATCGCCGGCGCGACGACTTGCGTGCGGATTTCGATGCCTACGCCGAGGAAACATACAACAGGTGGGTTGAAATTGCTCGATACGAGGGAGGCGAGGAGAAGGTGCGGGAGGTCCTGACACCGGAACATCGCGACTTCCGGGCAGAAGTCCCCGACAGCCCGATCAAGTATGGATACTTTAACCTGCCCAATCCGCGTTTCTCTGAACTTTCCAGCTACGCATCCGATTGGGACTATCCCGGCCGCGTTTCATTTGTCACAGGCGATGGAGATCGCTTGTGGGGCGAGGCGGTGAAGGTTAGCGCTGGTGAGGGACAAATGGTCGTCGTCTTTGACCTCGACAAACCGCTTGCAGCTCAGTTGGACGCGGCAAAGCGTGGTCTTGATGCGCGGCAAAGGCTCCGCCACGGAGCAAAATTGCAGACCCGGAAGCACGAAGGCAAATGGCTGACCTACCTTCGTGTTCTCGATGGGCGCGCGAGCGGCGCGACTTGGCGGCAGATATTCAACGTCGTTCTGTCGGCGCAAAAGAGCATGGGGAACAAAAACCCCGAGCAAGAGGCGCGAAACGTTTGGAGCAGCGCCCGCGAGCTAATGAATAATTGGCCGAGTTAGCAATCAATCCCCACCTTGAAAATCGTGCATATTGTGAGTGCCGTTCAACCAAGGGCGGCTAAAGCGACTTTGCCGCTCGCTACGAAAGGAACGGCAATGTTCGACACTTCTCCCCGCCTTGTCAGCCTGAATCAGGTGTGCGCCATGACCTCGTTGTCGCGCACGTCCATCAATAAGCACCGCGCCGCCGGCACTTTCCCGAAGGAAATCCCGCTCGGCGAGCGGCGCATCGCCTTCGTTCGCACCGAGGTCGAGCAGTGGATTGCCGCCCGCATTTCGGCTGCCCGGCGTGAGGTTGCTTAATGACCGGCGCAAAGAAAAGCCCTGAGGCGCTGGCAGGCGCACACGGGGCAGCATTCGATAGCCAGAACCCTACCTCGACCGATCTTTCCCCGCAAGCCAAATGGAACCGGGAAAACCCGCTTGCTCTTTGGGCGCATACCGCCGTTCGATCGGCGATCCGTCGTGGCCTGATCGACCGCAAACCTTGCGAGGTTTGTGGTGCCGAGCCTGCCGACGCACATCATGATGACTATGGTCGCCCGTTGGCAATCCGTTGGCTTTGCCGGCTGCATCACCGTGAGTTGCACTCCAAAAAAGGAGGCGCGGTATGATGGCGAAGCTCGCACGAGAAGCATTGGACTGGCGCAAGCGCAAATCCGTCCAGGGACCGGCTGACCGGGATACCTTCATTATCGAACCGGACGGCTTGCTTTGGCGTTGCCGTATCCAGCCGAGAGAAGGACTGATCCGCGTGGTGACGGGCCTGACGTTCCCGGAAGCCAACCGCCTTCGCCTTGAGCTTTCCGATGCCGGGTATCTCGGCAAGGTTGTGGGACATGCTTAATGGCAAAAAGGCGCAACAAGGAAGGTTGGGACGCAGCGCCCAACCAACCCTTTGTGTCGGTCCTGAAACCGACATTGAAGGAACCGGCGTGGCGGGCACTGTCTTTCGGTGCCCGTTGCCTCTACATCCAACTCAAGAGCCTGTTTACCGGCAAAAACAACGGCAAGATTTATCTGAGCGTTCGCAAGGCCGCCGAAGAACTGAATGCGTCACGGTCCTCAACAGAACGATGGTTCCGCGAGCTTCAGGACAACGGGTTTATCCGTCCGACACAGAAAGCGCATTTGGGCTTGGACGGTCACGCCACGGCGACCTATTGGCGGCTGACGGAAGTCGGTTGCATGGGCGAGCAGCCGACGCGGGACTATCTCCAATGGCATCCTGCAAAAACAAAACCCCGCACCTAAAATCGGGACAGTTCGTCACGATAATGATGACACCTCGTCACGAAAATAGGGACAGGTGTCACGAAAATAGGGACGAAAACGCCTGTTTTGAGCGCCGCAGGTGTCACGATTTTCGGTGCATAGATATAATTACCATGTGGGTAGGCCAACGGACAGAGGAGAGGCTGCGCAGCGCGCCATCACAAAGCGCCGTAGCAAGCAGCCTCTCCGGGCGGCAATCTCCAAAGCAAAGAGCGAAGCATGACAAGCCAGCCAATCCCTGACACCTTGAGGGGCAATGCCCTATGGGGAGCAAAGGCGATCGCGTCATTCCTGGCGTGCAGCGTCGATAAGGTCCATTCGCTGAAAGAAACCGGCGCGCCCATAAAGAAGGTCGGCGGACAGCTCTTTGCCCTTCGAACCGAGTTGATGGAGTGGTTGCAGCGGCAATCAGCCTAACATTCCCCACGATTGCCCATTCTCTCCGATAGCGACACGCCCATGCCCTCCGGCATATAATGGGCATGGCATCTCCCGATCGTTTCAACCAGATGAACGCCCGACTGCTGACCCGCTATGGTGGGCTGGTCACGTTGTCGCGCACCGTGCCGGGGGTGCCCGATCCGAATGCGCCGTGGATCCCGGTTGAACCGACGATCACGACCGAAAGCGTCAAGTTTATCGCTACCGATGCAGGGGCAGAGTTCATCGCAACCGGCGTGGTATTGGTGGGTGACCTGGTGGGCGTGCTGGCTGTGCCCGAGACGATCAGCCCCCCGCTGCCCGGCGATACTATCACGACAGGGGACAGGACATACACGATCCTGCGGGCCGAGCCGGTGCATTCCGATCCGAATGACGTGATCCATTTCAACGTGCAGGCGCGGCGATGACAGGTCAGCAGAAGCGCGGCCGACCGCGAAAAATGGTCCCAATGCCCGAGCAACAGGGGGGTGGCGCTTACGGGGGGTCTTCCTCTTCTTCTCTCTCTCCCGAAAAAATCCGGGGAGAAATCGACCCGGAAACGGTAATCGAGTTCCTGCAATCGCTCAAGATTCCCGAGGGTCCGAAGGCGGGCGAGCCTCTGGTTCTGGCCGAATATCAGAAGCGGTTCATCCGTGGGGCGATGGCTGAGGGCGTCATGGTGGCGCTGTTGTCGATAGGTCGCGGCAATGCCAAGACGGCACTGGCGGCGGGCATCGCCCTGGGCAGCCTCATGGGCGTGTGGGACGATCAGCCCCGGCGCGAAATCCTCATGGCGGCGCGGAACCGCGATCAGGCGAAAACCGCCTTCGGGTTCATGGTCGGATATATCGGCGGGCTGTCCGAGGAAGAGCAGGAGCTGTTCACGATCCGGCGCGGCTCCCGGCTGGAAATCGAATACAGCGCCAATGCCGGCGGGCTGGCGCGGTGTATCGCTGCCGATGGCCGTTCGATCCTTGGCGGCGCTCCGACCCTCGCCATTCTGGACGAGCGGGCCGCGTGGGAGAAGGACAAGGGCGACACGCTGGAAAACGCGATCCTGTCGGGCCTCGGCAAGAGGGACGGCAAGGCGCTGATTATCTCGACCTCGGCCCCGGACGATGCCAACACGTTCAGCCGGTGGATGGATGACCCGCCGCCCGGCACTTATGTGCAGGAACACCGGCCCCCGTTTGGTCTTCCTGCGGACGATCGGGATTCGCTTCTCATTGCCAACCCCGGCGCGGTGGAGGGCATCGGGGCTTCGCTGGATTGGCTGGTGGCGCAGGCGCGGCGGGCAATCGCGCGGGGTGGTTCTGCGCTTTCCAGCTTCCGCAACCTGAACCGCAACGAGCGGGTGAGCATCGAAAACCGTGCTGTCGTTCTGACGGTTGACGAATGGATGAGTGCCGAGGTTGACCCCGAGGCGCTGCCCGAGCGTTCCGGTCCCTGCATTCTTGGTGTTGACCTCGGGGGCAGCCGGTCCATGTCGGCGGCGGCGTTCTACTGGCCCGAGACGGGCCGGCTTGAGGCTCTGGGCACCTTTCCGACGAAACCGGGCCTTGAGGATCGGGGCGCGGCGGATGGCGTGGCGGGGCGCTATGTCGAAATGCACGAGCGCGGCGAGCTGTCCGTGATGGGCGAGAACACGGTTCCGGCGGGCATGTGGCTGGCCGAGGTGGTGCGGCGGCTGGACGGCATCACCCCGGCCTGCATCTGCGGCGACCGCTTCCGTCATGCCGAGTTCACCGAAGCGATGGCTAAGGCCGGGCTGCGGGTGCCGTTCATCTGGCGCGGTTTCGGCTGGAAAGACGGCTCTGAGGACATTGAGCGTTTCCGGCGAGCGGTGTTCGACGGCGACGTGAAGGTGGTTCCATCGCTGCTGCTGCGCTCTGCATTCGCGGAAGCCGTCACTCTCATTGACCCGGCGGGCAATGCCAAGCTGGCGAAGGCGCGAAGCCTCGGGCGGATCGACGCGGTGGCGGCATCCATTCTGGCCGTGGCCGAGGGTGCCCGGCGCATGGCGCGACCGGCTCGACAATCGAGGGTGGCGACATGGGTATGAACTATTCCCGCCACGGCACGAACATCTACCGCACTCCGCAATGGAAGGCGCTGCGCTTCATGGCGCGGCGGCGTGACGGCTTCGCCTGCATCCAGTGCGGCAAGAAAGGCCGGATCGAGGTTGACCATATCAAACCGATCCGAACGCACCCCGAATTGGCTCTCGATCTGGGCAACCTGCAATGCCTCTGCATCGCCTGCCATTCGCGGAAAACCCGGCTGGAAATCGGCATGGGTGAACTGCCCCCCGAGCGCCAGGCGTGGCGCGACCTGCTGCGGGACATGCAGCGCAAACCTAAATCGAGCAACGGAGACAATCATGCTTGAGTCTGTGAAAATCACCCGGCGTCAGTCGGAAATCCGGCAATCGCTTGCCGAACTGGCCGGGAAGGAAACCCCGACCGAGGACGAGGTGCGCCAGATGGGCACCCTCGATGCCGAGTACCGCACCAATGAAACCCGCTATCGCGCGGCGCTCATTGCCGAGGACACCGAACGCCGGGCCGCCGGGGCCGAGCTGGAAACCCGTTCGGATCGTGAATTTGCCGATCTGGTCGCGGGTTTCGAGCTGCGGCAGGTGATCGGTGCCCTGAATGGCGGCCGGAACCTCGACGGGCGCACCGCCGAAGTCGTGGCCGAGCTGCGCAATGCCGGTGACTACAAGGGCGTTCCCGTGCCCCTGATGGCGCTGGAACAGCGGGCTGGTGAAACCGTCGCGGCGGGCACGCCGGACCCGATCCAGACGCGCCCGATCATTGATCGACTTTTCCCTGACTCGGTGGCGGCGAAGATGGGCGCGCAGCTCATCCAGATCGGCAGCGGCGCGGTGGAATGGCCCGTCACCACGTCCAGCGTGACCGCTGGATGGGCGAATGGCGAGTTGGCGAACGTGCCGGGACCGACGACCTATGCCACGACCGACAAGGCGCTGAAACCCGACCATAATCTCGGGATTCATATGCGGATCAGCCGCAAGGCGCTTCTGCAATCGGGCGATGCCCTGGAACAGGCGATCCGGCGCGACATGAACGGCACCATGTCGGCAGAACTGGACAAGGCGATTTTCATGGGCACCGGGGCGACCGGGCAGCCCCTCGGCGTTGTCGCGGGCGCGGCGACTTATGGCATTGCCAACACCCCGCTTGGTGCGACCCCGGAGTACAAGGACTTCCTGGCCGAGATCGTCGCCTTCATGAACGCGAACACGATCAGTCAGCCCGGCGAAATCCGTGCCCTGATGCGGCCCGAGCTGTTCGGCTATCTGGAAGGCGCGTTGAACGCTGTCACCCAGACGACCGAATATTTCCGGCTTGCGCTGCTGTTGTCTGGCCGCTCTCCGACCGGATTCAGCCCGAGCAACATCAATATGACCTCGAACGCGCTTCCGGTTCCGACTGGCACCCCTGCGGCAACCTCGATGCTGTTCACCACGGCAACCGGCGGCGTTGCCCCGATCTTCGTGGGCCTCTGGGGTGCGGTGGACCTGATCCGCGACCCGTTCAGTGATGCGCAGTCGGGTGGCTTGAGGCTCACCGCCCTGACCACGGCAGACGTGACCGTTGCGCGGCCTGCGCAGCTTCGCGTCCTGTCGGGTGTCCAGATCGAAGCCGGAGGTGACTGATGGAAAGTCCCGTCTATAGCGCGGGGCTGGAACTGCGGGCTGCCGGGGATGGAACCCGGCGGCTCTCGGGCCGGTTCCCGTATAACCGCCGGGCGGTGCTGGATGCGGGCGGCAAGGGCCGGCGTCCGAAAAAAGAGCAATTCGCACCGCGGGCCTTGTCGTTCGCGGTGGATGATCCCGAGCGCGATGTTCACCTGCTGGCCGGGCATGACTTCAATCATCCCATTGCGAGTAAACACGCGCGAACGCTGATCCTGAAGGATACCGACGCGGCCCTGACCTTTGAGGCGATCCTGACCCCCGAGATTCAGGAGGCGTCATGGGTGAAGGATTTTCTTGCGGCCTTCGCGGCCGGGCTGGTGGGTGGCATTTCCCCTGGCTTCCGGGTGCCTGACATGGACGGCGCCGAGGCGACCGAGGAGGAGAATCCGAGGGAAGGCAACGCGCTTATCCGCACGATCTTCGCGGCCGTGCTGTTCGAGCTGTCGCTTGTGACCCGGCCCGCCTACCACGAAACGGACGTGAGCCTGCGGCAATTCCAATGGGATCGGCAGCCGGTGCGCGGCCTGATCCATCCTTTGAACAGGTGGCGGGCATGATCGAGACAATTTCCCAGACCGAGGCGTTGCCCGAAGCATACCCAGAAATTCCGGGACTGACCGGCGATGCGCTGGCAACCGCATGGCAGCGCATCGAGGCTTATACCGCCTATCGGTTTTCCCCGCGTCTGGTGACATGGCTTGTCGATTCCTCGGGCGGCGAATGGGTGCTGCCCCTGCGGCCCGTAACGGCCGTAACGGCGGGCATCTGGTCAGGGGAAAGCTATGAGCCTGTCACCCTTGCCCCGGCTCCGGGCGGCTGGCGCATCCCCTGTGGGCGGTTCGAGATCACGGCAACCGTTGGGGCCGCGCCGGTGCCTGCGGCGGTGGCAACGGCGGTGAAGCGGCTGGCTGACTATCTGGCGGCGGAATCCTCTCTGCCTGCGGGTGCCCGGTCCTACTCGGCCAATGTCGGGCAACTTTCGGAAAGCATCACAGCGGATCCGGCGGCGAAAGCCAGAGCGCTGCAAAACTCCGGCGCGGCCGATCTGCTGCGCCCGTATCGGAGGGCATGACATGAGGTTCTTTGACCTGTTCCGGCGCAAGGCCGAGCCTGTGGAAACTCGATCCAGCGGCACCGGATTCACGGCGCAACTGATCGGAGCGCGCCAAGCCTACATCGCGGGCGTCTCGGGCATCGGTGAGCTGACCGCCACGGTGCAAGGCTGCGTGAGCCTCTGGGAAGGCGGTTTGTCGCTGGCTCATGTGGACGGCACCGATCTGCTGACCAGGCATAGCATGGCCGTTGCGGCCCGTTCTCTGGCGCTGCGGGGCGAGGTGGTTTTCCTGATCGGGGATCAACTCATTCCGGCGGTGGATTGGGAACTGACCACGCGCAACGGGGTGCCCCGGGCTTATCGCCTGTCGCTGCCCGAAGCGGGCGGTAACTCGACCGAAACCGCGCTGGCTGCCGAGGTGCTGCATTTCAGGGTTGCCCCCGATCCTGCGGCCCCTTGGAACGGGCAGGCACCCTTGCGGCGATCCAGCCTGACGGCGGGACTTTTGCAGGTAATCGAGGCGGCGCTGGCCGAGGTCTATGCCAATGCTCCGATGGGTTCGCAGGTGATCCCATTCCCCGAAAGCCCGGACGTTGACCTCGAAACGATAGGTCGAGACTTCCGGGGCCGGCGTGGCCGGGTGATGTTGCGCGAGTCGGTGAACGTCACGGCGGCGGGCGGGCCGGTGCCTGCGCAGGACTGGCGGCCGGCAGACGTGACCCCGAGCCTTTCCGGCATGATGCCTGACGCGATGCTGAACGCCACGCGGGCGGCGATCTGCAATGCCTTCGGGGTGCTGCCCGGCCTTGTGGTGCCGGAAGGCCAGGGGCCGATGGTGCGCGAGGCGCAACGGCATCTGGCGCAATGGACCCTGCAACCCGTCGCCATGCTCATGGCCGAGGAAGCCACGGCAAAACTCGGGCAGGCCGTAAATATCGACGTGATGCGGCCTTTGCAGGCTTTCGACAGCGGCAACCGCGCGCGGACGGCAGGCGCGATCATCACAGCGCTGGCCGAGGCGAAGGCGGCGGGCCTCGACCCGGAACAGATCAATATGGCCCTGACACTGGTCAACTGGGGCGACGGCGACAAGGCAGCATAAGGGAGGTATGTCATGCTTGCTCGGTCTCCGTCGAAATTGATCCGGCTCCCGAAACCAGCCGTCCGAAAGCTCAACCGCAGCCGCAAGGAAGCGATTCGGGAAAAGATTGTTGAAATTGCCCGAGAGACGGAACCCACGCCTTTCGCGGTAGAGGGTCCGTGCCGGGCTGGTATCCGTGCCAGCTTATGCCTCCAAGGTTGGACATGGGCGGATGCGGATTTTGTAGCGGCCGAGATCGTCACCGGGGCGCTGAACATCGTAGGTGCCGAGCGGCCTACCTGGGAGCAGGGGCAGCCAGAATATACGCAACCAGGCGCGATACCGGTCCGGCGCGATAACTGCATCCGGTGCAGGAAGTCGCTCCCGGACGGCCACTATAAGTTCTGTAGCCACATTTGTAATACCGCCTACAACGGCGCCAAGAACTGGGAGCGTGCAAAAGAGGAAATCGGCATCAAGTATCGCGCCCAGCGGGCCGCATGGCGTGAACGGCAACCATCGCTGATATGTGCTGCCTGCGGAGGGGAATTCAAGCCGCACAAGCGAAAGAGCAAGCAAAAATATTGCTGCGTCCCATGCGCCCATTCTGTCAGAAGGAGCAAGCCGTGA